GAGAAGGCGCATATGGCTACGGAATTTACGGAGGCTAAAAATGGCAATTACTACACCAATAATTGGTGCTAGCGGTTGGGGCACTACCCTAAACACTGCGCTTAACTCGTTAGACACTAGAACAACTACTTTAGAAGGTTTTGCAAAACCTTTATATAATGGGTCTTTTGAGGACCTTACTACTCAAACTTCTGCAGGTACTACATCAGCTAATGTTGTTACTGTAGGTACTACAACTCACAGCAACGGTGTTTCTGTTGTTTCAGGTTCCCGTATTACATACGCTAATGCTGGTAATTACTACGTAAATTTTCTTGGGCAATTTAAGTTTAGTGGCGGAGCTAGTAACTATGATGTGACAGTTTGGTACGCTAAAAACGGAACTAACGTTGCTAATTCTGCCTATACCTATACATTAACTAGCGCCCAAGGTTCTCAAACAATAGCTAATCTTACAGACATTGTTACGGTTGCTGCTGGAGATTACATACAATTTTATTGGTACACTTCAGTAACACCATCTGCGGGACCTAACGGAATCTATTTGTTTTCAGCTGCTGCTGGAGCTAGTCCTACCCGTCCCGCTTCTCCAAGCGTAAACATCAATACATTTAACATAGGATAAGAAATAATTATGTGCGCAACCTGTGGCTGTGGAGCCCCTAAAAACAAGCACGGTCAAAAAACACTTGCCGCTGCTAATAAAAAATTTGCTAAAAAAACTACTACTAAGAAAGCTGGTAAGAAATAATGTGTAAAAAGTGCGGTAAGGGAAAGTGTGCTTGTGGCCCAATGAAGGCTGCAGACAAGAAGCAAGATGCCAAAACTACTAAAGGCATGACCCCAGCTCTAAAAGCTAAGTTTGAAAAAGAAGATAAGAAGATGGACAAGAAGCCTATGTCCCGCAAGGAAGACACTAAAAAAGACAACGCTCTTGCCAAGAAGATTAAGGGTAAGAAGTAATGGCGCTTGACCACGTTAGCGTATCGGTAGCAACTACCCCAACGCTTCTTTACACAGTTCCTAAAGGGGCTACTCAGTCATACATTACTGTGCAAAACCGCGATACTAGCGCGGCTATTACTATTGGCGATAGCACTCTAGCTGCTATTGGTAGTGCTGATGGCGGCATTAAAATTCCAGCAGTAGTTGGAACTGCGGCTACTAGCCCAGCAAATGTTATTCAATTTTGGGCAAATGGTGGAGATGCTATCTACGCAATGGCATCAACTACACCTGCTATTACATTTTCTTGTATTGTGCTGTCTTCTTACGTTCAGACTGGTTCCGCCTCTTAGTCATGGCTGGCGTTGAAGGGTACTTTGATACCAACCCCTACCGTAATTCCAAATGCCCGTCTTGTAGTAAAAGGCGGAATAGCTTTGGCAAGTGCGCAGACGATAGTTGCAGTAAGGACTATGTAAAGGCTTCCTGCGGGGGTTGTGGTCGGGATAAGATGCAGTCTTACCATAAAGCGGACTCTACTTTTCCTAAGCCAGACTTGGACAAAAGGCCGTGTAGGACCTGTAACTCAAAAGAAGTTGAGTATAACTAAGATTGATTTAGCGGGCGAAAGCCCGCTTTTTCATTTATCCTTGTAATAGTTCCACTGCAGGAACTAAAAGAACTCTTGCTAATACCCTGCTACTCCTCCTAGGAGATTTTGAAAAATGGCTAACAATAGACTGTCAGAGCCTTCTAACTATGACTTTTTGCATGGTGCTCTGTTCTCTGATCCATACGCAGGACAGTTAGCTGGATTTCTTTTTGGGTATTACTTGAGGCGGAACGGATAATGGCATCCGCCGAAGAATCTATTAAAAACTCTTTAAAAACCCTAGCAGCAGACTTTACTAAAAACGTGCGTTCTGCAGCAAAGACTAAGGGCTGGGACCCAAAAGTTGCTGATAGCATTGTTGTTTCTGAAGATTTAGAGATTCAAATTCCAGAAGAATTAAAAGAACAAGCTTTTAACTTAGAGTACGGATTTGAGCGCCAACCTCCTAAACCTGTACTAAGAGACCTTTCTTACGACTCTAAAGAAGATATTAGTAAGGCCGTGTATAAGGGAATCTCTGACTTCTTTACTTCGGCAAAGGTGATCAAATGACTTTTGTTTTAGCCGAGGACGCTGCTTTAAAAACCCATCTATCGGGCATTACCGTATCTGACGAAAAAAACAATAATCGTTCAGTAGGTGTTTGGTTTGGTTACCCAGACGTAGAAATTAGAACTCAAACTTATCCTTTTATTACTATTGATTTGCTTAACGTACGGCAAGCCCCAGAACGTCAAACTTCTGGATGGATAATAGATAGTGACCGACAAGGTACCGTAGCCGCTCAAAACGGGCAATTCTATGAATACGAAATCCCTGTAGCTTACGATTTAATTTACCAAGTAACCTCGTATGCCCGCCATCCTAGGCATGATCGCGCTATAATTTTTCAGTTAAACCAAAAGTTTCCAGGTCTTAGAGGTCGGCTAGCTGTCCCTAATGATCTGGCTACAGAAACCGCTTATCGCCATATGTTCCTAGAAGGTGTCGTAAAGTCCGACGCTGCTACGGGAGAGAATGGAAATAAACGGCTTTTGCGAAACGTTTACACAATTCGCGTAGTAAGTGAAATGACCCCACCTGGTGCAGCAACCGCTATACCAGACGTAGAAGTTGTAAGCATAAATAGAAACTCAAGTGGTTGGGTCGAAGCAACGGTCCCCGATGATAAATATACGGTTTAAAAACTTAATTAACCCTCTTAAGGAGAAATAATGGCTACCTATAATAAGCCTGGTGTGTACGTCGAAGAGACTCTTACGCCTAATTTGCCAGTAGTTCAAGCTGAAGCACCTTCAGTTGCTGCATTTATTGGAGTTGCTGACCGTGGACCAACTACAGTTGTAGGTGGTGCAGTTCTTGCTGTACCTACTTTGGTCACAAGTTTTGCTGATTTTACTCGTCAATTTAGCTTTGACAATGTGGTAAATACTTTTAGCGGAGCTAATGTTTCAACAACTTCAAACGACTTAAAGTACGCAGTAAAGACCTTTTTTGATAATGGTGGTGGGCAAGCTTATGTCTTACGCACTGTTAATACAAACGCTACTAAAGCAACTGCTGTATTTCGTAATAGTAACGCTCAGACCGTACAATCTGTAAACTGGTCTTTTGACGGAACCACAAATATCTCTACTAATAAACTAACTATTACTGCTACTAGTGGTACTCCTTTTGCTTCTTTTGAGCCAGGAAGACTAGTTAATTTTAGCAATGTTAGTGCTACAAATTACGCTTTCTTAAATAACAAGCCTTGGGTAGTCTCTTCTATTGAATCAAGCGGTGCGGGATTTTCTGTTGTATGGGTAAACGCTACTGCAGTTGCAGCTGCAACACAGACTTCTGGTACTACCACTAACGTAACACTTAGTGGTGGCGCACCTAGCTCTGTAGCTACGCTTACCGCAACAGCAAAAGACCACGGCGTTTGGGCGGGTAGTGGCGCGGACCCTAAATCTATTTGGGTTGGTATTGAGCCAGACAGCACTGAAAATTTCTTTAACTTGTCTGTTTATTTCAGCACCACTGCGCTTTCTTCTACCGAGCTTACTCCAACTAACAGGGTTGAACAATTTACTAGTTTAAGTATGGATTCAGCAAATTCCCGTTATTTTGTAAATATTATTGGAAACAATTCTAATTGGATTACAGTTTCAGATAATGCAGCGGCTACTACTGGGCGGTACGACCTTCCAGCATTTACTGGTTACTGGGGAACTGCAACTACGTCTGCAAATATTAGCACTACAGACGGATCGTTTGTTTGGAATACCGCAAACTTTAACACAACTACTCTTTCTGCAGCAAAACTTGGAAATACAGGTACAACTGTTGTTACTCTTGCGGGGGTTGCTGGCGCTGACGGTTCTACTGCCCCTAATTTAACTTCGCAGGCATTAGCTAGATTAGACGCTGTCTCTGCTCCGCTTATTATAAATTACCCAGCTGTTAGTGCTAGTGCAACAATTAATGGATTGTTAAGCTACGCGGCAACTCGTGGAGATTCATTTGTAGTAGTTGATGCTGCAAATACTACGGTGGCTAGCGTACTGGATGCAACCACTGGCATTGGTTCTTACGCAAATAATTTAAATTATGGTGCTGCTTACTACCCGTACATCGTAATTGCTGACCCAGCGTCTACAACTGGTGCTACTAAGTCTATTGCTCCTGGAGGCGCTGTAGCTGCCCTGTACGCGTCCACAGACGCAGCTAGAGGCGTGTTTAAGGCTCCTGCTGGTTCAAACGCATTGGTCCGCTCAGCGGTCTCTGTACCCGCGTTAACTAGCGCAGAGTTTGATTTAATTAGCGGAAGTCAAAGCAACCTAAACGTTATTCGTTTTGTGCCAGGCTCAGGAATCTGCGTAATGGGAGCTAGAACTCTTAGCAGCTTGTACTCAGATAAGTATGTTCCAATCCGTCGTACTTTGAACTACTTGTCAAACACCCTTAAAAACTCCACTGCATTTGCAGTATTTGAGCCTAACAACCCTACATTGTGGAACACCGTAACTGGAACTGTAAGAGGAATTCTTTCAGACTTCTGGAATGATGGTGGATTGTTTGGCGCAACTGAAGCCGAAGCTTTCTATGTTAAGTGTGATGAAACCATTAACACCGCACAAGTAATTGCTTCTGGAGAACTTAGGGTTGAGGTAGGCGTAGCGTTGCTCCGCCCAGCTGAATTCGTAATTATTAAACTTGGTCAGATTGACGGTGGAGCCACCGTTACTACCTCTATTTAAGGAGACAACACAACATGTCAGAAACAACTAAAAATCTGAATGTGATTGACTCACGTTCTACCATTCAAACTGACCCAATGCGTGCATTTAGATTCCGCGCTAAATTTAACATTGCTGGTGGAACCGCGTTTAGTCCCGCTATTACTAGCTTTAGTGGCGGGTTTAACTCCGTATCTGGTCTTAATACTACGGTAGCTCCTATCACGTACCGTGAGGGTGGGTACAACACTACTATGCACCAGGTTCCTGGCATGGCTACATTCTCGCCTGTAACGTTTAGCCGTGGAGCTTTGTACGGAAATGATAGTGCGATTACTTGGATGAGAGGCTTATTTGCCGCAGCATCGGGAGAAGGACTGGCTGTAGGTACTACCAGTAACGCTAGAAATTTTCGTTGTAAAGTAACTATTGAAGCTATGGACCACCCAAATGCTGGGACTTCAACCAACATTCCAAGAATTGGATTTTACCTACACAATGCTTGGATTACTAGCCTAGCGTTTTCTGATCTAAACGCTGGTGCTAACGAGCTTATGTTTGAGCAAATGACATTAGTACATGAAGGCCTATCTGTAGCAATGCTTAACGCAAATGGAACTGCTACTACTGGAAACTTCAAGCCAGCTGGATTTGCCTAAACTACGATAAAATATTTCGAGCTAAATAAGGAGCACTAATGGAACAAGCAATTACTGACCTAGATAAAGTTAATGAACTTGCTAAGCAATTCATGGACGAGTCTAGTGATCTAGATCCTATTACTACGCAAATGCCAACTAGTAACGAGGTATTTTTACCTGGGGGTTTAATTAATAGTGATGGAATATTAATTAAATCTGCTACTATTCGTGAGCTTACTGGAGCTGATGAGGAAGTTATTGCCTCAACACTTTCTGTAGGTCGTGCGCTAGAAGTTATCTTTAAACGAGGTCTTGTATCGTTGGGAGAAGAGTCTCCTACAAAACAAGACTTAGATACTTTATTAGCTGGGGATAGAGAATCTATTCTTGTAGGTATTAGGATTGCTACTTTTGGCAGCATTGTTCCGTTTAAAGTAACCTGCACTTGCGGGGAACTTCAAGATATTGAGTTTGATTTAGAAACAGATTTAAAAACTGAATTTTTAGAAAACCCAATTAATGATCGAGTATTTACTGTAAAAGGAAAAGCTGGGGAGTTTACAGTTGGGCTACCTAATGGCGTAACAACAAAGCGTTTATTAGAAATTGAAAACAGCGCTCTTCCAGAGCTTGTTACTGCATTGCTATCAGGGTGCTTAATCTCTATAAACGGTGAGCCTTCAATGGGCAGAAGTACTGCTCTAGGACTGGGAATGGCTGACCGAGAGCTTCTTGCAAATGAAATATACAAAAGAAACCCAGGCCCACGCCTTGGGGAGGTGAGTAAGGCTTGCAAGGCATGTGGTACGGAAATTCTGTTATCACTAAGTCTAGCGGACTTATTTCGCCTATAATAATAAAGACTACGAATATTTAATGGACACCTATGAAGTACTAATCCGTGCATTTCCTGGTTGGAGCATGAGCGACATACGCTTACTTTCTTTTAGGGAAAGGCAAAATTGGCTTAGAAGAGCCAGAAGATAAAGGATTAGCATGGCACTGAATGATGATTTAAACGAAACTAAGAGTCTTGTAACCGACATAGCGAATGAGCTTGAACGGGGTCAAAATGCAGCCAAAGGCACAGGTGAGGCACTTCGCCCTAACGGTTCCTCATCTACTATTAAAGCTAATGTAAGCACATCCGCACCTGGTCCTGGCGGAACTTTTGGCTCTAATGGTTTTGCTTCATTTGCAGGCGGAGCACCTACAAGCACTGCGCCAAGCGCTCCAATACCTAGTACCCCAGAAAGATTTAAGTCAGCAGACGAACGCACAGGTTTTCGTAAAGCTGTTAGCGGCCTAGGAGCTGCGGGACTCTATGGGATAAATAATTTAATGGCTGCGGCATCATTAGCGCCAACTACTCAAGAGTCCGTATACTTAGAGCAACTTTCAAATAGACTTAGATTTTACACTAATGGGAACATATCCAATAAAGAAGGCTTTAATATTCAAAAGCAGGCTTCAAATATGGGTACTGCAATTAGTGCGCTGGATGCCCCTACTGCAATTAATAGTTTAGTTTCATCGGGATTAATGCCTGGTTTAAAAAATTTTAGAGCTGGCACAGGATACACAGGAATTCTTGGTGGTGCAGCACTAGCCTCAAACCTTACTCCTGGTATAGGAATTACTGGCGGCGCTGGAGTAATGGCTGGATTAAACCAAGCATCTAACGTAAACATGTTAAAAATGTTTGGCGTTCAAGTTAGAACTCCTGATGGTACTGGTATGAATGATCTAAGTAATATTATTGACCAGTTATACACATTACTAGCTAGAAACGGACCTGTTAGTGAAAGAGACATTGCTATATCTGCTATGTCTGGTAATGCGTTAGACAGTATTATTAATCAATATTTTGGTGGAGACCCTAACATTCGCTCTACAATTATTGCTGGGCTTATTCAAAAATCAAAAGGAATGGGTTTTGCAAAAACAACAAGCAAAAAATATCCTAAAAGAGGCTCGCTTGAAGAAAGTGGTGCTTTAACCCAGGGAGCAATGACTACAAGCAATAGAAGCACATCAGAGTTACAGATGTTACAAAAATTGTCTAACCCTGTTGTTCAAGGACTTACTAGAGCAAATAACATAGCTCAAGGAATGTTTAACTTTATGGGCTCTGAAGGTGATAAAAACACTAAAGCGGGCGCGGCAATTAGAGCAGGTTTAAACATAACTACCATGATGGAAACTTTATCTGGTATACGAGGAGGTGCTGGCGGATTGCTGGCAGATACTGCAACTGGTGGTTACGGAGCACTTGCAGTTGGTGGAGTTTCAGTAATTAAAACTTTAAACGATGCGTTAACGGCTGGAAAATTAGACCTTAATCCTGAGTCAACTGGTATAAGTACCACAGGCGCAACTATGGCTTCAAAGGCTGGACCTTTGTACACAGGTGCTATAACAATTAACGTTACTACTACTGGTGATGATCCGTACGCATTTGGGGATGCAATTTACAAAGCTATGACAGCTAAGAGTTAGAGGACACAATGGCAAATGTTATTAATGGTGACGGAAGTCTACCAAGTTCTAGCGCATCTCTTTCAAGGCAAATTGCACAGAACAGTAGTTCGGCAGTAGAGACTTCGGCGTTTACCTCCGTAGCTCCTATAACAACAAATACAGGTAAAATAAACCTTGCGTTAACATCTAGCCCTACCTCTAGTGTTCCTAAGACCCTAACTACTCCTCCAAATGTTTTATATCGATACCAATGGAACTTACCGCCACATCAATGGAGTATGCCTGTTGAGCCTTCTACTATGCTAGGTAATACCGTAGTTAACCAAAAAGCTAGAAAATTAAACATTGGCGTATCCGATAGGTACCGACGTGGAAGAATTTACTGGTACGCCAGGCCTGGCAATAAATACGCAACTTCAACCGCTACTAATACTGGGTCTAATAAACAAGACCCTAGATATGGGTTTCAGTTTTTATGGAATCCAGATACAATTACTACTTCAGTTGCTGTAAACCTGGACATTACTCCTACATTTGCTGACAAATTTGTGGATGTAGCTGGGGCATTTCCTAGCGGTGAAGCGCTTGCATTTACAATTCGTCTAGATAGAACTAATGACTTTGCTTGTATTCAAGGAATTAGAAATGGTAGTGGCAACCCAAGTGAAGATACAATTGCTACCACTTTTGCAAATAAACAATATTACGATTTAGCAGGTACGTTTGACACTACTGGTTCTTACCAAAGTTACTTTAAAAATAAAATAAAAGAACTTAGAAAACTTGGAACCATAGCCGACATTGAATACTTATATAAAGCTATTAATGGCCCTGGTTGGAAAAACCAAGCTACAGGGCGTGACAGTTCTGATATTGGTTTCTTAAGCCCTACCCTTCTTCGGATAGATATTGGGCCTTTAAGTTATTTAGGTTATGTAAATAACATTTCGGTGAACCATATAGCTTTTAGTAAAAGCATGATTCCAATTAGAACCGATGTTTCTCTTCAATTCAATTTAATGGCTACCGCAGGATTGGTGACAAAATAATGGCTATCGTATCAGGCTCTAGGTATGAAAACTCAGTTGTCGATTACTTTAAAAAAGACGAGAACGGAAATACTTACCCTATTGTTTTTTATGCTTTTGACTCTTTATCTAATATATCGTTTAGCCTTCATACAATTATTGAAGGAGAAACTCTACAAGGGCTGTCAAATAAATATTATAACCGACCAGACTTATGGTGGGCTATCGCTGAGTACAACCCTGAAGTAACTGATTTTATTAACATACCCGCAGGAACTGAGTTAAGAATACCTAATGCTTAATTACGTTACGATTGAATTTCCGTTGGCAGAATCTCCGCCTCAACGGTTACTTTCGTTTACCCTAAACCAAGAGCGCTACGCGCATGAAGTAGCTGTTGTTAAATTTAGGGACTGGGATGTAAAGTATTCTAATATCAGACCAGGAGAGCCTGTTCGTTGTGTAATTAAAGGTCGAGAAGAGCTTAGAGAATTTGTTGGGTACATCCACGACATCAATCCTGAGATAACTCCTGGAAAAGCATTTGTAAAAATGACTCTAATTGGAGCATCTTATAAATTAAAACAGTCTAGACAACGAGTGTTTACCAATGTAACTGCCTCTCAGATAGTAGAACAAATAGCTCAAGAGTATTCATTACAAGCTACTGTAGAGCCTCACCCCAGAGTTTATGAGCAAGTTGTTCAAGCTGGTCAAACTGAACTTCAGTTAATAACTAGATTAGCTAAACAATGTGGGTACACGTTCCGTGTTCAAAACACCTCAATATTTTTTCAAGGGTTAACTAGCGAGTATACGTACCAAAGAAAAAACGCTAAGTCTTTTATTATGCGAGAGGCTAATGACCCAGCGGGTTCTACGCTATACTCCTTTAATTTAACTCTTGGTGAGTCCGTACGTTACGTAGATGCGTATAAGTCTGCAACTCAAATCGGTGGCGTTGACCCAAAAAATATTAATTCAAGTTTAGTAACAGATACTAGATTAGATACCTTAAGAGAAACGTCTAGGACTGAATTATTTGATAGTTATTCCGTAGACACCGTGGCTCCTGGCTATGATGCAGCATACTATGAAGCTATTGGAGTCAATCAAAGAAATCGTTTTCCTTACAGAGCTAGGATTGAGGTTTTAGGAACCCCTACGTTAGGGCCTGATAAACCTATTTACTTAGGCGGCATTGGCAAAGACTACACTGGTTATTGGATAATTTTATCCGCTAAACATTACATAGTTGAAACTAGCCCTAACATATTACGGTATACAACTATTTTAGAAGTTGGGTCCGACTCAATTGGCGCCGCTTCCGTTTGGTCTGACGGACTTGTAGAAGCCCCAAACGATATTCCAGAAAGAGTCTTAATTTCTGGAGTAAAAAATGTTTCAGTAAACTCAGAGTCTGTTTTAACAGCGGGGTCTCAAGCAACAGCTAATGACGGGTTTACCCTTGTAACAAACACAAGTTTGCCAAATAGCGCAGTTACTAATAAAGCAACAACATGGAGAGCAAAGCTTCCTAAATCAGAAGCAACTACTGCAAGTGACACAAGAGTACGCTCTCGGGCAGCGGCTAATAGGTTGGAGTCTCGCGGTGTTATCTAATTTACTTGCTAGTGATCTTGCCGATAAAAGGTTTTATGGAATTTACCGTGGCATTGTTGTTGATACTAATGACCCAGAAAACTTAAACCGTATTAAAATGAAAGTGCCTCAGATACTTGGCAATGCGGTAACTGGTTGGGCTTGGCCTATTGTTGGTGTACCTGAAAATAAAAAAGCTCCTTACGGCTCTTTTAGTGACTCAACTACTCAAGACATTGCAGCAGTTAATACTCCTCAAGTAATAACCATTAACACAAAAGAAGAAGCTTTTAAAGTTTCTATTGTGGATGGTTCAAAACTTACATTTGCTAATGCTGGAACATACGACATTCAGTTTTCGGCTCAGTTGCAAAGAACTAATAAAGGTAATGATACTGCAGATGTTTGGCTTAAGCTAAATGGAAGTTCGCCAGCTCAAAATGTTTTAAGAAGCAACGGCAGCATATCTATTAATGGTGACGCTAATGCTACCCCTCAAATTATTTCTTGGAACTATGTACTAACTGTTAAAGCTAATGACTATCTAGAGTTTTGGTGGCGAGGAACAGACACTCATATCCAATTCCTTGCTCAACCTGCAGACGCAGTAGTCCCAGCAACCCCTTCATTTACAGTAACTGCGACTCTTGTTGGAGGATTTTTGCCTATACCTGGAGATGGTTGCTGGGTAATGTTTGAAGGCGGAGACCCCAATTTCCCACTATGGCTAGGAGC